GCAGTAGAGAAACTTCGTGAGGCTGGTTATGTCGTTGAGCGTGTTGTAACTATCGTAGACAGGCAGGAAGGTGCTATAGAAGCGATGGCAACTAAAGACATTGAACTCCGTAGATTATTCACCATTGACGATTTAGTATGAAAGTAGGAGTCATTACTGACCAACATTTTGGTATGAGGAAGGGCAGTCGTATCTTCCATGAGTATTTTCAAAAATTTTATGAAGACATCTTTTTCCCCACTTTGGAAAGGGAAGGCATCAAAACCCTCATCGATATGGGGGATACTTTCGATAATCGTAGGTCGATTGATTTATGGTCTTTGGAATGGGCTAAAAAGAATTACTTCGATAAGCTCCGTGATCTTGGGATTACTGTGTACACGATTGTGGGTAATCATACTGCCTATTACAAAAACAGTAACTCAGTTAATTCAATTGAGTTATTACTACGAGAGTATTCTAATATGGTTCTTGTTAGAGACTATGCGGAGTATACGATTGGTGACACAAAATGTCTTTTCATAGGTTGGATGAATGATGATAACAGAGCAAAGATAAAAAGAAAAATTAAATCAAGTAAATCTAGAGCATGTTTTGGTCATCTGGAATTAAATGGTTACCAAGTCTATAAAGGATTTACTCAAGAAAATGGTGCTAGTGGAGATAAGGATATCTTTGATAAATTTGAAAAAGTATATACAGGTCACTATCATACCAGATCTAATGATGGTAAGGTTTACTACTTAGGTAATCCTTATGAAATGTTTTGGAATGATTGTGAGGATAAGCGTGGGTTTACTATCTGGGATAGTGATACCCTTGAGCATGAATCAATAGATAATCCACATAGAATGTTTTATAAGATCTATTATAATGATACACCTTATCAAACATTCAATGCTACAGAACTTGCTGGTAAAATAGTAAAGGTTATTGTGGATAAAAAAACTAAACCAAAACAGTTTGAAAAATTTATCGATAAGATAAATCAAGCAGGTGTAGAAGATTTAAAAGTTATTGAGAATGTGGATTGGAATCATGGATATATTATGGGTGAGGATATAGATGAGAAGGAGGAAAATACTATTAGTTTGTTAAATAGATTTGTAGAAGAATCAGAAGTTGAACTTGATAAAGACAGAGCTAAAAAACTTATTGGAGGGCTTTATTCTCAAGCGTGTGAGGTGGAGTAATGTGGTTACTAACTGAAGAGGGTAGGAGAGAAGGTGCTTATGCTGTAAAAGATATTAATAATGAAAAGATTCTTTTTTTATTTGAGGAGAGAGATGATGCTGAAAGATATGTGATGCAACTCTCAGTTGATGAGGAAGTTGATATGGAGGTTGTTGAAGTGGATGAAGAGGTTGCAATAAAAGCGTGTGAGGTGTATAATTATAAGTACACTATTATTAGTGCGAAAGATTTCGTGATCCCACCTTTACAAGATGATTCTGTTCAAAAAGATTAGATGGAAGAACTTTCTGTCTACAGGTGATCGTTGGACAGAAATGGAATTGGATGCTACGGGAACCACTCTTATAGTTGGATCCAATGGTGCTGGTAAATCCACAGTGTTAGATGCACTGTGTTTTGTGCTGTTTAATAAACCATACCGTAAGATCACAAAATCACAGTTAATTAATACATCTAATGAGAAGGGAACTATTGTAGAGATTGAGTTCTCTATTGGATCTAGAAACTATCTTGTCCGTCGTGGTATCAAACCTAATATGTTTGATATTGAAATAGATGGAGAGATGCGGAATAAAGAAGCTGACGATAGAATCAATCAAAAGGTTCTTGAAGAGCAGATTCTGAAATTAAATTTTAAATCATTTACTCAGATTGTAATACTTGGAAGTAGTAACTTCGTACCATTCATGCAGTTGAGTGCTCCTCATCGTAGAGAAGTTATAGAAGACTTACTTGATATAAAAGTTTTCTCAGCAATGAATCTTATTGTTAAAGAAAAACTTAGAGAGAATAGAGAGACTGTAAGAACTTTAGAATTGAAGAAAAGTAATCTTCATGATAAGGTTAAAATGCAAGAAGAATTTATTGAAGAGTTGGATAAGAGGGGTAAAGAATCTATTAAAGAAAAAGAACAAAAAGTTAATATAGTTGCTTTAGATATTGACAAAATATTAAAGAAAAATGAATCCTTAAATAATAATTTAGACAGCGTTCAAACACAATTAAAAACTGTATCAGATTCTCCACAACGCTTGCAAAAACTAGGTTCTTTGAAGCAGAAGATATCTAATAAAGTATCAAGAATTACAAAAGAGCATAAGTTTTTCACAGACAATACGGTATGTCCTACATGCAGTCAAGATATAGAAGAATCGTTTCGGTTAAATAGAATTGAAGACGCTCAATTTAGAGCAAAGGAACTCAAAGAAGGCTATCAAAAGCTGGAGGAGTCTATAAACGAAGAAACGGATAGAGAGCGTCACTTCACCACACTAACCAAGGAGATTTCAACTTTAACTTATGACATTTCTCAAAACAATACGAGGATTTCTGGACTACAACAACAGACGGGAGATTTACAGCAGGAAATTCAAACTCTTGCCAACAAACTTCAAAACAGAAATACTGAGCATGAGGAGTTAGAAAAGTTTAAAGGAGAACTCAATAGTGTATTTGATCAACTTGCATCAATTAAAGAAGAGATAAGTTATAATGACTTTGCACAGTCTCTATTGATAGATGGCGGTGTTAAAAGTAAGATAATTAAAAAGTATCTACCTTTAATTAACGAGCAGGTTAATCGTTACTTGCAGATGATGGATTTCTACATCAACTTTCATCTGAACGAAGAATTTAGCGAGACAATACAAAATCCAATACATGATAAGTTCTCCTACTCATCCTTTTCAGAGGGGGAGAAAATGAGAATTGATTTAGCACTCTTGTTTACATGGAGAGAAGTTGCTAGGTTTAAAAATTCAGCTAATACTAATCTATTAATTATGGATGAAGTATTTGATTCATCTTTAGATGGTGTTGGTAATGATGACTTTATTAAAATTATAAAGTATGTTGTTAAAGATGCTAATGTATTTGTGATATCACATAAGGCAGATATGTTGGATAAGTTTTCTACTGTGGTTGAGTTTACTAAGAAAGCAGGGTTCTCATATGCTACTCAAAATGCTGGTGAGTAATGTTTGAAATACAAATATTTCCTACTATCTTCTATGGGTTAGATGTCCCTTCAGAAATAAATGGGAGAGTTAAAAATATTATTGAGAGTCTAGATTATGAATGTGCTGGCAATCATCCAGATATTACAGATCCGAAGATTCATAATAGACCTGAGTTAAAATTTTATATTGATTATCTTGATAAAGAATTTAATAATCTAAAAGATAAGAATGGATGGACTTGTGATAGAGTAACAATTACTTCTATGTGGGCAACAAGGGCAAGTAAAGGTGTCTTTAGTTGCCGTCATCATCATCCTATGCACTGGTATAGTTTTATACATTACCTGACAGAAGGTAGTGCTACTCATTTTTATGATAAGGATAAGGAGACTCCATCCATGATGTTAGGTTGTGGTGGTGGTGCGGAAGCAGTTTTTCAACCAGGTAATAATATACCTGTTGGTTCTTTACTATTCTTTCCAAGTCATATACCACACTCAGTAGAACCTCATAATCATGAGCATAAGAGATATACTATTGCAGGAAATATTTTTCCAGAAGGTAAAGTAGACCCAATAGGTGATGGTGTTTCTCTGGATATAAGATTGGCCACTTGATAAAGTGTCCACTGGGGTGTTTTCAGCACCCCTTTTATTTGTATAATAGATACATCGACAACAAATCTTATGAGTAGACCACAAGGCGTTATGCTATCCCCGACCATTGATTATCTTTCAATGGATGACGAGCAAGGACCAGTAGGTGTTTTAGTTTTTCGTGGCACTGCCACACAACCAGCACAGGTTGCTTCAGTAGAAGATCGTGATGATTTTCGTGCTGCTTACGACCAATTTAAAGCTTACGAAAATGCCTGATAACGGTACGGTAGTAATCCACGAACGATATCCATATCGTTTTGTACAGAAGGGTCTCTTAGAGATCAACGGTAAACCTGATTGCCGTATCCAAAAGTTTGACGAGTATCGTTCTTCTTATCGGGACATGTATTACTGTGATAATACAATGCAATTTGCCACTGCTATAGAGGATCTAGAATATACCAAATGGTTAGATCCTGCAGGTGTACCTGCCTATAGAAAAGATGACTAATTCATGGAGCTTGCTCTATCACACAATCAACGGAACATTGGATGAGGTATTTCCAACTATGATTACACCTGAAGACGAAGCAAATTATGTTTCTGGAATCGGAACCCATTCTGCTAGTAGATGGTCAGAACTTAAACTTGAAAATGTCACTATCGACACAAGTAACTGCCCACCAGAGATAGAAAGACCTCCTGTACATTATAAGTACAACGAGGAAAAGATCCTTGAAAAGATCAAGGAGTATATTGGAAGAACATACAGTTCCCATTATGCATATAACGATAAGGTACAGACACTAGATCTTATTGAAGCAGTCGGAGATGCATCTGCATTTTGCCGTAGTAACATTCTTAAGTATGCATCACGCTATGAT